TACATCATATACGAAGGCGATACCGGAACTGGCAACAGACTTGGCAAACCCTACAAACCCACCGACGTCGAAACAATCCGACGCATTGCTCGAGTGTTAGAATTACATCCTGATCTTAAATTTGTCAGAATTGCGGGCAACTGCTTGATCAAAGGCAACAATGCACAAGTTAGAACTCAATTCAAACAGGTGATTGATGAAATTGATACTTTGAATAAAATTTTTATCAAGGACATTGGTGAGGACGATTCACCGTTTGAAGATGGGTGTTATGTGGGCATGATACGACCTTATGTGGCACCCGAGCCGCACGGCACTGGAAAGTATCAAGTTTACATCTGTACCAGTCATGTGTTGAACAAACAAAATTATGATTTAGACTACTCATTGTGTGATGTAGATAACATTATTCCCACGTGGCAAAAGCTCAGTGAAAATTATGCCACCCGAGGTTATCCATACGAGGTCAAAAATAATTGTGGGCAGAACTGGACCGACAGTTGCAAGTACTGCTACTACAAATTTAATAATAAAATTTTACATACTGTTGCACAACAAATGCCTGATCGGAATTTTCCATGACACAGGTATTTGACGAACAGTACTATCGGTCTAACAATTATGTGGATTATTTTTCCAAACGTGAAAGATATGTAAGAACCGCTGAAGAAATACAACAAGTATTTCATAAATTTAGTGTGATTGATTCTGAGTCAAAAATTTTAGACTATGGATGCAGCCTAGGATTCTTGATCAAGGGATTTGAAAAAATTGGATTCAAAAATGTATCAGGCTATGACATATCAGACTGGGCTGTGACACAGGCCCGGCAAGCTGGGTGTAACATACTAGATCACGCTCAGGGAACTTTTGATCTGGGCATTTTCTTAGACGTGCTTGAACACATGACTGATCAACAAATAATTGAATTGTTTGACCAACTTAATCTTCACAAGATATTGGTTAGAATACCATGTGCAATTGAGCAACAACCTGACCAGTTTCATCTAGAAATATCACGACGTGACCCCACTCACATCAACTGCAAAACTGATCAAGATTGGATAGAAATATTTACCCGCCTGGGATATCACAATCACTTTCGGCTCAATATGTCTACCATATACGACTCGCCCGGATGCTTTTGTTGTTTGTTTGTTTAATTTAAATAGGGCAAGAACTTTTGATAGATGAGACCAGTTTTGCCATCCTGGTCACTCCAGTGTGCTGTGGCTAGATCATGTATCCATTGACCTGTGCTAAATTGTTGTGGTGATTCAATAGTGCTCATGTCATGATGTGCCACTGACCAAGTAACTGCACTGGCATCATCTAGCCAGACTGGCACACCTTCTAGTACCGCAGCAACACTGGCACTGCTGTTGAAAAACACCGCTGCATAAGCCAGTTGTAAATTCTCCAACAAGGTTGATTGTTCTGGATTAATTACCCGCACACGCTGTCTAATGTATTCTTTGCTTTGAAACCTGGTAAAATTTGCCATGTCAAACTTGCCAGGGTGTGGTCGTATCACAATTTCTCTTGTGGTGTACTTTCGTATCTCTTGAATTTTGTTGACCAACCATGTGCCAGGATCCAGGGTCTTCATACTAAATCCCCCATCACGTTGCATACCTATTAGAATATGCCCATCACGGAATCGAAATGGGCGCATTGTGAGGCCCAGGCGCTGTTGTATCTCTTGCCATTTGACGGAACTACTATTACGGTTGGCATACTCAGCACGATCATAAAACGGGACGTCCAGGCTGTATCGAAGATATGTACCGGTATTGTCCAGATACTTGAAGCAACTGGCATCAATGCACATGGTACGAAATCCATGTCTTTGTTGTTCAGCAATCACTTGTTTTCGTAGTGTGATATTTCTGCCACCAGTATTTGTTGTGGCCCAACCCAGCATCACTGCCAACTTGGCGGGCTGATACTGGTAGTCCCAATCCACAACCACACTGTGTCCAAGAGATTGAACACCTTGAGCAAAATTTTCAAGGCATGCTACCTTGCGTTCATGCTTGTGTGCGTTGGCCACACTGGATGCATAAACAACCACATCAACCATTGTTCAAGATCCGCCAGGCTGTGCCATCACGCATTTCTAGCTCAGTAAACTGACAATAGGCCAAGTGGCGTGCCCAGGCTGCAACTTCGTCCAGTGTGGGAATACGTGGATTTTCAATTGCGCTTAGACTTTGGCTACACAACGGTCCGGCTGCGTTTGGTCCCAGGGTAATTGCTGGTTTACCCAACAGCAGGGCTTCTCCGGCTGCAATGCTACTAAACGTAACCAAACAGTGTACGTCACGATTCAGAGCCATTTCCATGGTTTCATCATTGACTCTGACACTGCGACCTTGTTTGGTGCGAATCACAACCGGGCGATCAGAATACTGTTTGATTTCTTCTTGTACATTGGCCAACCATTCTTCTAGAACAATATCATAGTTGTTAAGAAGTTTTTGACTGGGTGGGGCAATCAGGATATTTGTACCTCTTCGCATTTTTGCAATGTTAACACCAGTTTTTTCCAGTCTGTCTCCGGGTCGTTCCACAATGTCACCAAACCATTGTACATCGTTTTTGGTTATGCGATGAAATGTTTTTTTCTTGCCATTGCCAAAATATCCTGTGTCAATGTAATAAAAGTCTCTGCCAGTATCTTTACAGACCTGCATTTGTTTGCGTTTGGTAATGCCGCGTAACACAACCGGTGTTGTGTTAAATTCTTCTTTGGTCCAATTGCTGATTTGGCCACCAGCACCTTGCACAAAACTTTGTAGTATGGGATCGTACATGTGACCCTTTCTTTCGTATCTGTATTCACTGTCTGTGCTCACTATGTTGTTGACCGGCAATGCAGCCAGTTGTTGTGTCAGGACCGGCAAGGTTATTCCATACACTGATCCTGCAGGATCCACACGGTATTTCAACATGTTTTCAAACAGTGCTTTGACGTCCGGTGGTGCCTGATCAAATATACTCAGTGGTGGCTCTGGTGGCAGCGGAGGTGGTTCTGGTAACGGAGCCACCACCGGTGGTGGTTCTATCCAGTTATCATCCGGTAATTCTTGCTCAGTCATTCTATATCACGCTGTTGACAATATTCAGTGAGTATGCGTTCCCGGTGCCACTCGTTGCCTTGTGGTGTGTCAGCAAACTCCTGAAAGCATGGCGTACCAAGTGTGTAGTGCAGTAACTTGGCGTCGGCATTTGGCCCATATTCATCGGGCAACCAGTTCCATTCAGGAGGTAGAGCACCTATGCGATCATCGTCTATCCACGAGAAGCGGTGGAGCTCACTGCCGGTGCTTCGTTGGACGAACTCGGGAGTAAGAGCCCGGTTAGGAAAGCTATTACAATTCCACAGAATAACACTACTCCAATTTTTTCGAGGATAGTCTTCATTTTTTGCTCCTAGATATTTTACAGGCATACGAGTTTTGTAGTCATGTTTGACCACTTGCACATCTTTGTACACATCTCGCAAGTTCCAAAGTTCCGCAATGTCTCCACGCACAATCATGTCACCATCTATAAAGATAGCATGACCAGTGTACTCCATCAAGTGCGGCACTAGAAAACGTGTGTAGATAAAATGGTTTGATCCATCTGTGTGTGTTTCTGCGTAGTCTCGGAACAGATTTAGCGCCACAGGCACAACAGCCACAGGTTGCGAACTGTTGCGTATGATACTGTTTACGCAAGTGTGGTATGCAATGGCTTCTCTGGGGTCGTAGCCCACAAAGACTGGTATGATATTTTTCATTGGCGTTCAATGTCCTCTTCAATACAGTTGTCGCCGTACTGAATCTCAATCAGTCTCAACAGCTGATCAGTTTCATTACACAACTGATGCCATTCGTTTAATTTTATCCAGGTTGATTGATGCCGCGCAGGACTTGCCATCAACTCATATTCAGTACTGTGAGGATTTACAGAATAGACCGTGGCTTCGCCTTCGGCTACAAACCAAAACTCTGCACGACTTGAGTGCCGTTGCATACTGAGTCGTTGACCTGGCATAACAGTTAGTTCTTTGAGTTTGACATGGTTATCAACTTCGTGCAGAACACGATAGTAACCCCAAGCTCGCTCGGTCTTGGGCTTTTTCCACTCTTCAAGGATCCAGCTGCTGGAATTCTTTTTATCGTCGCCGCCAATGCCAAATTTGAAGATTACATCTTGCACCACCATTTCGGGAATGTTGACTGCTGTGCGGTCACCGCCGTTGGCAAAGATGATTTCATCGTTAGGATACAACATCTGCACATTGCGAATGGCTTCAATACTGGATCCGTCATCGTCGTTGAACAAGATGCAGTGATCTACCATGCGTAAATTTTCTATCACTGCCAGGCGCTCAGTGACAGGCATAAACGGTCGGCCTTTTTTACGGCACAACCATTTATCACTATTCAGCCCCACTATTAACTTGTCACCAAGTTGTCGGGCTGCTGCTAGATAGGAGATGTGTCCAGAGTGTAAGGGATCAAATCCCCCGGTTACTAATACTATTTTCATGTTTGTATTTAAACATGTGCAATTAGTGGCTTGGTTTTTTCAAACTTGAATATCTTCCATACCAGCTGCTCGTAGTCTAACTATGTGGCCCAGCATGAAGTTTTTGCTTTCCAGCGCCTTCATGATGCCCAGCCAACGATTTCGCAGCAGAGCCACTTCATTGATAATGGTTTCAAAGTCAATCACTTCATCTTCGCCGTCCACATACTTTTCAGCATCTCTACTGCTGAGAGCACGATTGTATCCTTCCAGGTACTTTTGAAAGTGCTTGCGACGAATCTTGCGCAGTTGAATATTCAGCAGATTTAGTACTGCTTCTACTTCTTGAAGTTGATAGAATCTCTGCTCAGTTATGCCCGGAAGTAGCTTGATGTTGTTCTCAACGATGCCGCCAATTTTGCAATCTCGTTTGGCATCGTTGAGTTCACTATCATAGTGTGCCATGAAATCTGGGATCTTGCCCAGATCCGCTGCCACTTGACTATACCACATTAGTTTTCCCAGCGGTCATCTTCTGTGGTGTCGCTGTCTTCATCCGGATCTTCATCTTCGGGATCCACGTAGTCTTTGTCGTTGTCAAGATACACAGTGAGCGCACGTTTGATATCAGCATCGCCTTTGAACGCAGTACGAATATCTTCCACGTCAGAATCATTGTCAATCAAGATCGCAACCACAGCTTCTGCTGCTTCGTCACGATCCACAGTGTTAACGTAACGCTTGAGTTCGCCCCAAATTTCACTTGCTACTGTTTCGCTCATTCTGCATCTCCTTCTTCTGCTACAGCGACCTCATCTTTGATTTTGGCAAAGTCTGCCATGACCTTGTCAAGACAGCCATCTTCGTTGGCTTCCCAGGCCTTGCGGAAATACTTGATAATTTCGCCTGTGTCCTGTATGGTGAATGCCAGTCTGTTGCCATCCTTTTTAAGAATACCTTTTTTCTCAGCCAAGTCAACTAGGCCAGAGTATGGACTCATGCCTGTTGTGTACGGAATCTTGACCTGCACACCTTCAAAAGGTTTGCTGTAACGAGTCTTCATGATCTTGCATGACGCACGGATACCGTTGACTTCTGACACCTTGTTGCCATCTTCATCTTCTTTGAGCTTGAGTTTCTTCATGGCAACCACAATACTGCTGGCATAGATAAATCCTTGACCACCTGAGATCTTGTCATCTGGGTCAAACATGTCTTGACTTGCGTAGGTGTGATTGGTACAGACCAAGCCCACATTGTAGCTGCCAAACATGTTGACACAGTTACGAACCAAGGCTGTGAGTGCTTTGGGTTTGCGGCCCAGGTCACCCTTCATTTCGCCTGCTTCAAACTGGTTGACGTCTGTGGGTGTCAACAACATGCCCAGACTGTCAATCACAAACATGACCTTGGGACGTTCGCCTTCGGCCAGGGCCTTGTAGTCGCTCATGAATGTAGAAATTGTTTTGGCCACGTCATCAATCATGCTCATGCTCAGTTTCAGCAGTTTGTCCTGACTGGTATCTACTCCCAGTGCCTTGAGCCAGGCTTCATCCAGGGCGTTTTCGCTGTCAACTAGCACCACATAGATGCCTTGCTCTTGTGCGTTCTTGATAATGTTGCCGGAGCAGATGTAACTCTTGCCTGCGCCCGATTCACCAGCAAACACCGTGACCTTGCCCAGCGGAATACCTTTGTTGAAGTCTCCTGAGATTAGATAGTTCAAGGCATAGTTGCCTGTGCTGATCCAATCTGTGGGATCATTGAAGCCAATGCTGAGTCCTTCAATGCTTTTTGTGATTTCCTTGCGGAATTTGCTTACGTCAAATGCTTTTGCCATTCGTTTTTTCCTTTATACATATAGAAACACACAGGGATTGCCCCTGTGTGTAACGTCAGATTACTTCTGTTGACGTGAACGAATCATAGCCAAAATGTCTTCGGCTTTCTGTGCTGGCTTTGGGGCAGCAACAGGCTCAGCAGCAAAAGATTTTTCTGCTGCGTCAACATCTTCGTCAAAGTTTGCTGCTGGTGCAGGGGCCGAACGTGCTGCTGGTGCAGGTGTGTCTTCAGCGGCTGCGCTGCCAGCAGGTGCATTGACACCAGCAGGGCGGAAGTATTGACCCCAACGCTCTGTATCGTAAGGCTGTCCATCTACTGACGCTTCGAACATTTCCTTGATTACCTTGAGCTCAACTGCGCTGGGCTTCTTGGGCAAGAATGTGCTGAGATCATACAGGCCATGTGTGGCCACAGCGGCTTGTTCAGCTTCAGTCAAGGCAGATTCTTTACGAGCCCACTTGGATGTGTTGTAGTCTGCGTATCCGCCCTTGCTGGTCTTAGCAATGCGGAAATCCAAGCCACGCAACAGGTCAGTTGGCAATTCTTCCAGTTCTGGATCCATCAGGGCACCCTTGATCAAGGTAAACAACTGAGGTCCAATGATGAACTTGCGAATAGGATTGTCCGGTGTTTTGTCGTCGCCAATGGGATTCTCACGCACAAAGCCCTGGAAAATGTAACTGCGTTTCTTCCAGTACTTGCGACCCATGTCTTCCAGACTCTTGTCCTTGAACCATGTGCGTACTTCTGCCAAGATTGGGCAAGCATCGCCCCACATCTCAACGCATGGTACTTGCACCATGACTTGTTTGGAATCCATCTCACCTTTGACGCCATTGAATGGCAGTCGAATCATTGCTCGCTCTGCCCAAAAGAATGTGTTTTTTGTGTTACC